AGAAACCTACCCCGACATCAAAAGGGAAGACAAGGTTTTAGCTTTTCAAGAAATAGCCAAACTCGTAGGCAAAATGTTAACTCGTAAAATTGAACGGAAAGAACAAATAGCGATTAGCGAGGAAATAGTGACGGTTAATGTCACAGAAAACGAAGATGAAATCCTATCCAAGGCAGCTGCTATACTATCCAGAAAGGACAGATTTAAACAGATTCACTAGGGCGATGGGCTATGAGAACGCACCATTTCATGTTGAATGGTACAACTACCTGCAAAATACGTTCAGCCCACTTAAAACTCATCCCAATCGAGAAAAACGGTTTCTACTATTATGGCCTCGAGGTCACGCAAAAACTGAAACCACAACAATCAACTACGCAAGCTGGCTTGTGGGAAACTATAGAGACATTCACATTAACATCGTCACAAAAACCGCAAGCCTCGCAGAAGAAATCCTCACAGCATTAATCACACGATTTGAAAGTGACGAACGGTACAGAACAATATTTGGAAATCTTAAACCGCAAAACCCAAAAAAGTGGACAAGCCAAGAACTGATAGTAGCCCGCGGTGAAATCAGCAAAAACCCAACGTTGAAAGCAACAGGACTAATGGGCCCAATAACAGGCGGCAGAAGCGACTTAATAATCTGCGACGACATCATAGACGAAGAAAACATCCGCACATCACTCCAACTCGAAAAAGTCAACACTTGGTTTAACAAAGTCTTAATCCCAACACTTTATCCTTGGGGCGGCATAATCGTAATTGGCACACGTTGGAGCTACGCTGACATCTATGCCGGGCTACTATCTAAATGGCCGCACGACATTAAACAAGCCATCCAACAAGACGGAACCGCCTTATGGCCTGAATACTGGAGCCTACAAAAGCTTGAGCAGCGCAGAAACGAGATTGGCACAATCTTCTTCAACTGTCAATACCAAAACGACCCTACGAGCATGCAGGGCGACTTGCTAAAAAGCGAATGGTTGCATCCATGGGAACAGCAGCCAGAACCGAGAGCTCTTAAATATGCTGGGGTTGATCCGGCCCTAGGCGAAGGCGACCTGCAGGGCATAGCCACAATGAGTTATGACTCTACAAACAAGCAAGCCTACTTGGAAGATGTGTGGGCGGAACGGACAAGTTTTCCAGCCTTTCTGCAGAAAATACAGCAGCTGCACGCCCTGCACCGTTACAGCAAAATCTACATTGAATCAAACGCTTTCCAAAAAGTCTTAACGTATGTGAATGAACTGCGTGGATTGCCCATAGTGCCAACTGTCACTGCACATGACAAGCAGCAACGTTTCATAAGCATGAGCAGCCATTTCGAATCTAAAAGAGTTCTAATTAATCCTTTCTTAAATCGTAATACGGAATTCTGGCTTGAATGGGTGCAGTTTCCACGTGGGCAACACGACGACGCTTTAGACGCAGTAGAAATTGTAACAAGAAACGTGATTGGAACGCCTGAATCTTGGGCGAAAATAGTTAACTGGTGAAAAACATGACTTTCCGACAAACCATCAACAAGTTTACTCGTAGTATAACTAGTCATTTGCCCAAATATAACGTTCAACATTTAGCTAAAGCTGTAGCCACAGCACTTGAAGACGAACGCCTACGCAGATCAGTTGTAACCCAGCAATACATCGAAAGCGTAGACCAAATTGTGGATCAACCATGGCCCTACAGTCTGCTCAAAAAATATGCAAACCGCCACCCCTTCCTGCGCATTGTGCATGGCGCAATAATTCGAGAGGCAATTCAGAAACGTTGGGATGTGCAAGAAAAGTTTGCAAAAAAATGCGTGAGATGCGGACAAGAGTTTACACAAGCGCCGCAAACGGAAACCTGTCCAGACTGTGGGGGCTTATTGCGTGACCCAAACCCGCAAGAGAAAAAACGACTGCAAGCGTTTCTTAAAGACCCTAACCGCGACGACGAAATGGTGGACATTATCAAAAGCATTTTGAAGGACAGTTTAGCCCTTGACGACTGGTATGTGAGTATAGTGGAGGTTGCGGCGAACCAGTGGGCAATCTACGTGGAAGATGCAAGTGAAATGTTTATTTGCGCAGACAAACACGGGCGCTTGGGCAATGGCGTGTGGTTCTGTCCAAAATGTTGGAAGCCAGAACAAAACGAGAAAACCTACCCAACTCAAGGGGCATGCCCTCTCTGTGGCACGGAACTAAAAGAAACAGCATACGTGCAAAAGCAAGAAGGAACAATAAAGGCCCGGTTTGGCAAAGACGAAATAATTCATGGCAACAGTGACCCGTGGCTTCCACAGTTGTATGGCAACAGCAAAGTCATGGCTGTCCTAACGGAACTGCGTAGCGCGTTGGCAATGGGCAACTTTAACTTTGACGTTTACAGCAAAGGCGTCTTAGACAAACTCGTAGTGTTGAAAGGTGAAGAACAAGCGAAAGCAGACGAACTAGCCAAAAGCATCAAGGAACAACGAGAAAAAATCGAAATAGACGCTTACACAGGACGTATTGGAAGGCAAACAAGCGGAAGCCTATTAATAGGCAGTAGAGAAGGCGCAGAAATCCACGATGTCATGCCAGACCCTAAAAAAATGCAGAGTCTAGACTGGATGGAATTCTGGTTCGTCAAAATCGTAGGCGCAATCTACGGTGTCCAACCCATCATGATGAACGAAAACGTGCGTGGTCCCGGCGGCTATTTCCAGCGTATGCAAATAATCGTTAACAACAACACGACCAGAGAGGGTCAGACACAAATTGAAGACGCGTTTAACGAGAATCTGTTGCCTAAACTGGGCATTCACGATTGGCTGTTCAAGTTTAACGAGATCGAAGAACGCAACGAGATGGAGCAGGCGCAGATTTGGCAGGCGAAGGTGGCTGCGGGCAAAGAAGCTGTTCAAGCGGGACTTAAGGCGGAGTTGACGGATGAGGGCGAATTGAAGATTAGTGGCGAGTTTAAGAAGCAGGAGTTTCAGCCTTTTGGGCAGAAGCCTGAGGCGCCGAAGATTCCTGAGCCGAAGATGCCTCAGCCTTTCAGCATGGAAAAGAAGGGGAAGAGTTGGGTTGTCACAGAACTTGATAGAGATAGTGGAAGCGGTAAAGGCAACACAACGGATAGACAGTGACCTTTTTCCAGAGAACATCACGTTCTTCAGTCGCGCTGACACTTGGCGGTACGTTGCAGTTTTAGATGGCCGTACATGTGAAGTTTGCAGAAGGTATGAGGGGCATGAAGAGTTCACGGGGGCTATGCTTCGCAGTTTGTTTCCGTTTCTTGAAATTGTGGATGTGGATTTGATTATGGTTCATGCACATTTGAATTGTCGTTGCTATTTGGAAAGAGTGATACAAGCCTAAAGTCTTGTTTGCTGCAGAGCTGTAGCAGAATCATGGTAATAAAGAGGAATAAACAATGCAGAAAATATTGGATAAAATAGGATGGAAAACCGAATGGATAATCAACAAATTCAGAGACCCAAATGATGAAATAGCGAAAATGCTCAGGCTAGGCGCAAAAATCGAGGATGTAACCAAACAGTTTCCAGAGGCTTTCATTGGCAAAGAAGTCATAGAAGACAATGTTGCTTTGAACGTTGGACTGCAATATTTGATTGACTGCATCTGCGGTATTGGAACAACAACTAAATGGGATAATACGAACGCTCGCTTAGGTGTTGGAAGCGATGCAACGGCTGCTGATGCTACTCAAACAGACCTTCTTGATGCTACGCCGACGTGGAAGGCTATGGATGCGACTTATCCGCAGAGAAGCAGTCAGACGGCGGAGTGGCGGAGCACTTTTGGTTCTGGCGATGCTAATGAAGCGTGGAACGAGTTTGCAGTTGACAACGGAGCGTCGGCACATAAACTGCTGAACCGTAAGGTTGAATCTAAAGGCACTAAAGCTTCGGGCGAAACGTGGACGCTATCGCTTAAAATAACGTTCAGCTAAAATGCTTTCGTTGTTTGCTTCGCTTCCCCAGTTTTTGTGTTTGCTGAGGTGAGAAGTAATGACTCTTGAAGATTTTACATCTTACACGGAAGTTGACCCTAACAGTCACATTACTAAAACAGCAAATCACATAGACGCAAAGTTATACCGTAATGAAGACGCTTATGTTTACAAAGATAACGGTGTAAATCATTTTGGCTCAAGTTTTACGCATTTGATAGGTACTAAACCAGTTGCCCATTATGATAATGGAGAGTGCGGAATTTGGGCTGTTGCTCAAGGCATAGGTAGCATAGATTCGGCTGATGCTGGAAACGAATTAACGGTATATTGGTATTATCATAACACATATCACTATGTCTTGTATATTCATGAACGCTATAATAGTGTTAGTTATGAAACCCGAACTGGTGTTGTTGACCAATTTGTCGCAGGTACATGGTATTACCTTAAAATAGTTAAAAGTGGAACATCGTTTACTTTATATATTTATTCGGATTCAGCTAGAACTAATTTAATAACAAGTATAAGTCTTACGTTACATGCCGACATATCATATCAATATTGTTATGGATGTCTTAGTTGGAATTCGGGGAATGCTTATTGGCTTCAAGCATACATTGACAATTTAGACCTGCAAGAAGGCGGAGCAATTCTTAAAGAAGTTGCGGATTCTCTGAGTTTAAGCGATTCTCTTTTATGCAACAAAACCTTTACAGTAACAGATTCTATTGGACTCGCCGACACACCACTAAAAGATTGGACACCGCAAATAACCGACGCCGTCGCCCTTTCAGACACTGTTCTACGAGACAAAACTTTCACAATTTCCGATTCAATAAGCCTAACCGACGCCGTCTACAAAATTTTAACGCAGTACATAACAGACCAAATCAGCCTCGCAGACACAATTCAAACAGACAAACAACTTCTAATAACCGACGCTGTTGCCCTATCAGACGCGGTAGAAGTCATAGGTGGCGCAATAATCAAATATGTGACAGACGTCATAGGCTTAAGCGACCTCGTTTCAACACCGCAAAAAGCAGTAATCATCCAAGACTTAATCAACCTTTTAGACCAAATTACCGTCACGGGTCCTGCAGTTCCCACCCCATTGGGCGGTGGCAGAGTAATCACTTGGACACCAATAAGAATAAAAGAAGAGTTAACACCAGAGGAAAAACCAAAATTAGAAGTTATTCCACAACCGTTGCCTGCGGGCATGACGTTTGAAGAACTAGTGGCTTATGCACATAACATGCTTCAGCCTTTAAAAGTAACTGAGGAAGAGTTGAAACGAATTTTGCAGCCTGTTCTGCAGCTTCTACCAAAAAATGAAAGGCAAAAAGAAGAGTTGCAGGCTTTGCGAGAGCTTTTAGCGTCTCTCAAGTTTGAACGAGAATCGGTTGAGGATAGTTTAAGAAAAATCTTGCAGAATGTGAAGGAGAAAAACTAAATGAGTGAAATAGAGAAACCGTTTGCCCGTTGGGAAAACTTTGCTGCTTGCGAAAGAGAAATGATGGACGCGGGACACGATAAAGACTCTGCAGACAAAATCTGTGGCTCAATCCAAGCAAGAGCAGAAAAAGGAATGCTCTACAAGTCCATTGGCACATTAGAAATTCTCAAAAGCGAAGGCAACGAATTAATCGTGGGAGGACCCGCCACATGGGACCTTGTGGACCCAGAAAACGACTGGATAACGCCGCAGGGCATGAGAAACTTTTTAACCAAATTCTTTAAACTTCCCGAAGAATACCGCAACATCAGCATAGACCATGAAAGCCTAATAATTGCTAAAGCGTTGCTTCGGTATCCTCAAGAGAATCCACGTTACTTCAGCCACGTTCACGAGAAGGGCATGTACTTAATCAGCAAGATCAGAGATGACGATTTGAGCTACACGAAGCAGTATCGGCAATTAATCAAAGATGGCGTATATAAAATGTACAGCATCAGAGGCAAAGCCATTAACCCGCAAATGATACAGAAAGACGGAAGAACCGTACGCAAAATTGACGACATTGACCCCATAGAAGTTGCAATAGTTAAAGAAGGCATGAATCCTAAAGCTGGACCTATTGAGATTCTAAAAGAAAAAACGTCTGTTTTAACTAAACTTGACTGTTTAAGCAAAATGTCATGGGAAGAATGCATTGCTGAAGCCTCAAAAGACCCAGATGTGACTGATCCAGAAAAACTGTGCGGTTGGCTACGTGCGCATGGTCCAAACGCTAAAACCGCAGACAAACCCGCTGATTTACCTTTCCAACAAGAAGTTGAAAAGATTTTCCGTAAACATTTTCCCAACTATAAAAGTGACCAAAAATGAGTAAGAAACCAAGAAGAGTAGAAGCGAAAACGGAAGAGCCAATGCACACGGGCGGTCCACCTGCTGAAACATTGCCCCCATCGCCAACTGTTGAAGTTCAACCCGTAACCATTGAAGAAAAACTTTTAGGGGTTTATGCAAACGCACCGCTTGGCCCTATGGACATTAAACAGATTGCAGAGCAACTTGGCGAAACAATAGAGCATTTGAATCAAGCGTGGGATCGCCTATACGATTTTGGCAAGCTTCCATACAGCAAATTCGTGAAGCAGTAGCCTCGTTTACTACGAGGATTCCTAGGTACTTTTGTACCGCGCTCTTTCTAGAGGAGCGTTTAAACGAGAAATAAAGAAAGAAGGCAAAAACAAATGAGCGAACAAAAATCAACAGACGTGAAAGACAAGCCTAAAACTGACGATCAACCAAAACCGACTGCCATACCCAATTTGACAGAGCAAATCAGCGAGTTAATGAAGGAATACGGCAAAACATTGTCCGAGCAGATCAAAAGTGACATCAAAAAAGAAATGGACAAAGTTGTTGAGGACACAAAGAAAGAAGCAGTAGAAGCCATCAGAAGAGGCATAGGACTTGACAAGGACCCAGTTATCCACTTAAGCGAAGTGGAAGGCATGGTTCGCAAAATAGTTTTAGAAAACACTGAGCCTGGCAAACGCACTGAAACAGTCACTAAAGACAAGCCCGCTGAAGGACCAGCAGCAGAGAAGCCGCCAGTTAAACCTGCAACTGAAATCTTTGACGAACTAATGAAAAAGAAGGGAACGGTGTTCTAAAATGTTTGAACCAGGACAAACGTTTGAGCAGTTCCTAAACGACTACTACGCTGTGGGTCCAACAGGCTATTTGGCTTACACGGGCAGGCTTCCAGACAGCGACCTCAAAAAGATTTTGACGCACACGGAAACCAACTGGTACGAATACGCGTACATGAAAGAAGTGCAGTTGGAACTGAGCGTTTTCAGCGAAATCTACAAGCTATTGGACAAGAAACCAATAACGGCTGTGGGCAACAGTTTCAAATATACAAGCGCTTTAGGCGTTGACACAACCGCCATCGGACCAGGAGGAGCAGACGCAATCTTCGGCACAGCCACTGAACCAACCATCAGCACGATTCAAGGCATAACCAGCGGCGTCGAAAAAGTGATTTTATCCCGTGACTTGCACAGTATGATTGTCGAAAAGATTCCAGATGCACATCCAGGCGAGCCGGACTGGGACTTTCTCAAGAATAAGGTTGCCCCTATGGCTTTGTGGAACAAAATAGACAAGTGGCTCGGCGGATACGAAATTGCAACAAACGTTCACGGCGTGGACACTCCCGCACTCAAAAACATTGAATGCATCGACAGAGTAATAAGCAATGGCACAGAATCAGGCGCAACAAACCATGTTAGTGCAGCCACAGATGGTGATTTCATCTGGGATGGCATTGGCACAGGAACAGCTAAAATTGACAGGTCAGCAGACACTTGGGCAGACGCGCAAATCAAACTTCCAACGACAGCAGGAACAGCAGAGGCTTACGACATTCTTAGCGAATTGGACGATTTGATGGCATCGGCAAAGCCTTACAGCACAAACAAACGTTACATAGGTTTAACCACAGACAAAACCTTAAACAAGATAGAAGCGGAACTTGACCCGAAACAAAGATTCCTAGAGAAACAGACAACTGTGACGCCGACTATTGGTGGAATAAGCACCCGTCCAGGCGTGACAGGCGGATTCGACGTAGGCGCACTGGTCCTCTGCGGAGTAACCGTTCCAGTGTTCACCAGCAACGCTTTACCCACCAAAAACAGCGTGTACACAAGCGCGACAAGTGGGCACTTTTACCTAATCGACTTGGACACCACGTACATTCGCGTTGACATTCCAGCCACGTTTCTAGAAACAGGATTCGGCGCAGAAATGTTGCACCAAAACTATTTGCTCAGCAAAGGCATGCTGTTCACCGTGTGCCAGCTTGTATGCACAAACTTCAAAGCAAACGCTGCGTTAAAGTGGATTAAGGCTTAAGAGGCGACTGCAATGACCACATGGACTAACACGGCAATTTCTAAAAAGTACAGAAACTTCCCAGGCAAATTCATGGAAATAACCTATAAAATTGCAGGCGTTTCAGGCAACACAGGCGGAACGTTGACCGCTAGTGAATTCAAAACCATCATCAACACGAGCGTAACGGCATGCACAGCCTCAGCCGCATGTGCGGCGTTGACATGGCGAATCAGCACCAACACAGTCGTTGTAGCCTACACTGACCCAGTTGCAGACCACACAGTTTACATAACAGTGTTCGGACTCAAAAACAAGTAAGTTTCCCCGCTTTTTAGGGGAGGATTGAATCCTCAAACACAGAGGTTTTGCCTCATGAAAGGCAACGAAGGTTTAGGTGGAACCTTCCCATCAACTGTGAATCCACTTAAAATCAAATTCATGAAGGGAAAATAGATGGCGACAACCACGAAAATAGTGATTGGAAAAGCAACAGACGGACAGACCAGCAGTGAAACTGGAAGTTTGGCAAAAAAAATAAACGACATCACCACAGGAGCAACAGCATATACGGTTAGCATCACGCGGAAAGGCAAGAACGTCATAGCAGTCATCACTTACAGTTAAGGAGGCGAATGGCATTGGTTGACGTTGCGGAAACCGTACTTCATCGAGGAAGATTAGGCAGCACCATGCCCCGCTACATTGTCTGCGAAGCCTACCCCATAGACACGAATGACACAGTAACGATTGGAGAGTTACATGCCATCACTGACGCTAAAGCATGGCGGCTTGACACGGGCGCAAACATAACTTGCACAGTGGCAACTAACGTGGTGACTATTACGCAGGCAACATTGACGGATGTTCCAGTTTTAATCACTGCAACGGGGTACTAACATGAGTTACTGCACTAAAGAAGACGTAGAATTCTGGGGACAATTCGCAACAGGCGACTTCGGCACCAGCGGCTATGACTATAACAACAGCATCGCTAAAGCCATTGAAACGGCAGACCGCAAAATAGACGAATACTGCGGGGTGCCAGAAGGCTTCTTCAGTCCCGGCGGCGTAGAAATTGAAAATGAATACTTGAATGGGACAGACGTGGCCTACTTGGGCGGAATAACCAAGTTTTTCAACTGGTACTATGGCGGAACAAGCCACCTAAAATTTGGGTATAAGCCTGTCTTAAGCGTCACGAAACTGGAAGAGGAAACAAGCGCGGACACTTGGACAACGCGTTCGGAGGGCATGGGCAACGACTACATCGTCGTTGATGATGGAGTGCGCTTTGTCTCGAACACGCCCGCGTGGAAATACAAGAATGTGCGTGCAACCTATAAGGCTGGGTACAAGACTACGCCCTTGCAGGTCCAGTTGGTCAGCGCCCGTTTGGCTGCTGCATTGTTGCAGAGGATTGTTGATGCGAAACGGCGTGGAACCGCAAGTATAAGTTCTGTAGTGGCTAGTCCACCTGAAAAGTCTGGTTTAACAGACGAAGTTTTCACGGAGGAGATGAAGCGGGACTTGAAAAATTTTGTGCGGGTTGTTTATGGTTTTGCATAGGAAAAGGTGAAGTGGTTATGAATGAAAAACAGGTTCTCATGGTTAGGAGTGTACCTGCTTCTAGCCTTGATATTGCTGTTGGAAGTGATTGAAATGCCACAGTTTAGTGATGGACAAAAAATGAGTGAAGCGCTTGTTTGGAATCGTTTGATAGAGAGTATTCCAGCAAGCTACGTAGTTTGGGATGATGGCGGCACTTATCGTGCAGAATGTTTGTTGAAGGATGGAACAGACTACAGTGGAACAGACATGGGCGTAGTGTTACAGTCGGCAATAGATGCTTTACCTAACTATTATAGCGGAACAATCCTCATCAAAGCAGGTTTATACATTGCAAAAACTAAAGTTACCATTCCAAATGACTCTCACTTAAAAATTATAGGCGAAGGAATGCACAACACCATAATCAGATGGGACACAAGCGAAACTTGGAGTGAATATGTCGGAGCAATAACATATGACAGCACATATTTTATTCAAGACGAACCCTTCACTTTAGTTGGTCACCAATTAAGCGGATTAGGCTTATCTGCTATCTTAGAAATTGAGGATTTAACTCTGTGGATAAATGATTCACAATTAAACGGTATTTGCATACGTGGATTAGCTCGATTTACCATGAAAAATGTAAGAATCAAAGGATATTACACAACTACTTCTCCACCGGATACACCAAG